CAATAGAACTATAACCCATACCAGCATTACTTAATCCAATTTCTGTTACATTACCAGCAGCATTAATAAACGCAGTACCAGCAGCAGAAACTGTTGTAACACCTGTCTTGAAGACGACATTATTAAAGGTTACACTTGGAGCATAAACATAACCACCACCAGCAGCAGTAACAGTAACAACACCCACAGTATTATCACCTATAATTGTTGTAGCAGCAAATCCACTTCCACCACCCCCTGTTGCAGCAATACCTGGAGCAGTAGTATATCTTAAACCTGGATTAGTTAGATAAACATCTTGTATTGACCTATTCCTTGCATTAACATTCAAATTACATACATTAATACCACCAATCAATGCAGCAGTTGCAATACCAGTTACACCACCTGTAGGAGCAGAGGAGAATCCAATATAGATGGGAGCATTAAATCCACCACCTCTATTAGAAATAACCACTCTACTAATTGCACCCTCCGTAGCAATACCAACTGTTGCGGTTGCTTGTATAGCATCTCCTACTAGAGTAAGAGTCTGAGTTGGACCGATAATGATTGGAGTACCATCTTCAGTCTCACCAGTTGCACTATCACCTGTTAACTCATCATCAATCTCAGCAATACCAGTATCAATAACTTCATCTTCGTAACGGAAGAGTTCACATCTAAGTTCGTAAATATAAGTCTTTTGTAACTGATAAAATGGTTTTTCGTGTTCAACATACTTAATCTCAAATAATCTATCTCCAAGAGGGAAATAAATTAAATCTCCTTCCTTAGGTCTAGTAGATAGCTTTATATCAGGTTCATTCTTAATTAAAGGTTCAATATATTCTTCCCATCTTTCTTTAGAAATTGTAAGAGTTATTTCATTAGTTTGTTCTATACCAAACTTAGATAGAATACTAGGATTCTCTGCATATCCATCATAAGTATCAACATATGCTTCTAGTGGATATGCATCATCAAATTTAGACTGTACTACCTCTCTAATAACTGTATTAGTTGCCAAATACTTTCTAGGCATATAGTGTACTTCAACACCATACATTTTCAACTGTTCGTTGATTAAATCTTGTACTAAACTCTGTTCAGAACGAGCACCTTGTTGGAAATATGGATTAAGCACAATATTAACCTATCATGTCTAATGGTGGAAGTTCATAAGTATTAGACATCATTTCTCTGATAATTTCAAGATCTATATTAGCATCATCATAAATTTGTCGTCCATTTAACTCTATTCCACCTGGCAACTTAACTCCTTGGAACTTAAGTAAATTCTGGCCCCACTGTCGTTTTAATTGAGCAGTAAAGTATTTCTTTAAGAATGAATCATTCCATACTCTAGGGAAGTCTGCAGGGTTTAATGCCCTAAAACATTCCATAATAATAAAATCACCTTCATTTACTGATTGCCAATCTACATCCAAATACAATCTATCCATTCTCTGATTAAATCTTATTTGCTTCTCTGTTGTTAATAAGAAATTAATATCTTCCAAATACCTTCGTGTCATTGCATAAGTTAATATCTCAGTAGATCCCCAATAATAAATGTCATTTAAGAATAACTGATACTTAACACTGAACATGTTATTAGTAGCAGTGTTAGATCCATCATAATGAAATATCTTATATACTCCTATAACTTCTGGTGGTACTTGTAGATAGTTACTATTTTCTGTCCAATCAAATTGAAGTGCAGAACCATTAATAGTGGTTGATGCAGTAGTTGTTGTTATTCCTGATGCATTAGTTGTATGTTCACCAAGATTAGCAGTTCCTCGTTTAATATCTGCCTCAGTCAACTTATACTTCATATAGGTGCGTTCTACACCATCAAAATGCCTTTCTTGAAAGTATTGGATAGAATCATCTAAGATATCCTCACATTGCTCATCAGCGACATTAATTTCCAGCACAGGGGCACCTAACTGCCTCTTAGCATAATCTATTAATTGTGATCTACTTGCTGGTTGTGCCATTTACACATCTACTCCGTAATAATATTTAGGGTGCTGATGATATACCTGAATATACAAGTATGTTACCATTTACTATATTATAAACAGTTCCTACTCCAGAACTAATCAAAATATTATACTCATATCTTCCTTCAGTTATAAGACCAGTGTTTGCCTTTGGTAAATTTAATGTTATGGATTTTGTAATAGTATTAATACCTGCTGTAAAAGTTGCTGTAGGGATAGTTGTTGCCCCTATACCAGCACTTTTTATCATTTGTGATGAAACACCCCAACCCGCAGTAAAACCATATCCAGCATTAGCAACATCAACTACATTAAATGTTGTATTAAAATCCGTTCCACCATAGATGGTCAAATTAGAAGCAACTGGTACTCCTGCATCTGGATCAAATGTTATTTTTCTAGTTGCCATTGACTAATTCCTTAAGTAGTGATTTGATTTCATTCATTTCATTTTTTAAATTATCAAGATCATTTTTCATACTATCAAAACTTTCATTCTTTTTTTGTTTGAAATTACGACTTGAAATATACTTTGTATATTCCGTATCATTTACATTAACTATCGAATTTGTATTAGGATCTCTTGCAAGATCCCTATTACCTTTCACATTATACATATCAAGCTAATGCCATAACCCTAAGGTTTTTAACCCTTGGAACATGAACTTGACTTGTAGATGTCATTACTAATTTAATTCTATAGGTCTTAAATGATGGTAACTTATCAATACTGAAGACATACTCTTTAAATACCGCATTGCTACCAAAAGTATATTCATTAGATTTAATTACCTTCTTATCAGACTTACCATCACTATTCTTAGGATCAATTACTTCACCTCTTTGATTTAGATTATCATATCCAGGGAAAGGAACGAAAATAGGTTTCTTACCTTGAGTATTATTAATAGCATAGAATGCTCTAATATCAGTCTCTTCAGTAAGATGAGAATCAAGCATTATCTTGATTGAAGATGCAGAATTCTCAAGTAACATTTCTTGAGACACATATTGACATGCATTAGGATCTTGAGTGAGAGAATTAACTCTACCATCATTTGCATAGTCTGTAATAGGTCTATCAACAGTGTTGGAGGTAAATATAACCGAAACCCTTCTAGTGTCAACTACAGGACTTATACGAGTATCTCCACTTGTTAGAGATACTTTCATATTCAATGACTTTTTACCTTTCAACTCAGTCAAGTACTGATCTTCATTAACTTTAGATGCAATCAATCTAGGAGTTTCGAGATAATTGGTTTCATTAATTTCAACAGATTCATATCCATTATCAAGCCATTCATCTTCACTACCATCAAGACTTACTCCAGTTACGGTTCTTATTTCAGCATCGATTGAAGTTTTAGCTAAAGTAATATTATCAACTATAGGACTAACAAGTTCAAAAGGAATATTTTGACTTGCTCTTACTTGATCTCCACCTGTAGACTTGGTTTTCCCTGCATATAATAAAGGATAACCAGCAACCGTTCTATCTACTCCATCAGCAGACATATCCAATTTAACATAATAATCATCAAAAGTAATAGGTTTAGTAGATATTATATTATGAGTTTTATTGATTCTATGTAAACTTACACCATCAAGTTCATACTTATAAACAGGAGTTCCTGCAGGATAATTAAACTTATTATTACCTCTTGCAGTAATATTAATTAAATTACCAGAAACAGACTGGTATTCTAAGATTTCATTTTCAATCTTAACATATCCTGCATTAGTAGTTCCTACACCCACATTCTCGAATTTTGAGAATTGACCAGGATCAGTAACTGAAATTGGTGATGTTGAATCTGAATTATATGCAACATTCAATGTAGTAGGTTTAATATCAGATAATGCACCTGAAATAGCAACCTTATTCTTATTAGAATACATTCCATGATTTTTGTGGTTAACTTTTAAATGTAAACCATCATTTATAATATTATTCTCCGTAACCTGAACATCTCCACCATACAAGGCATTCAATGCTGTAGTAACACCAGAATTATTAACATAATATAGAGTTTTAGCAGTACCAACAGTAATATTGCCTTGTATCTGATCTAGAATTAATTCGCTAGTATTACCAATAGCAACTATTGATAATCTTGCATTTCTTCCAACAGATGCAATTCCAAGAGTGTTAATACTAACAATATCACCTACTTGATACCCACCACCACCTGTACCAGAAATAACAGCACCAGAAATAATTCCGTCAGTAACAGCAACATTAGCAGTTGCTCCTCTTCCACCACCAGTTAAAGTAGTTAAGTTAACATCACTAAAGGTCAAACTACCAGCACTAGGAGTATAACCAATACCAGAATTAGTAACATTTAAAGAAATAGCAGTTCCTGCAAATCCTGCAACATGTCCTGTAGCATTTGTTACTGATTGGATAACCATATTACCCAACTTAATACCACCATCACCAACAGTAGTTCCTAAACCAACTCTTGATTGTCTAGAAGTAAATGATAGTGAATCATTGTTAAGTAATGGTACTTGACCATTTCCTGCAGCAAGTTGAGGATTATAAAATTCAATATTTCCATTTGTAAGGAAATCTGCTCTATAAAGAGTGAATTTAAGATCTTCCCACTGACTTGGTTCCCAAGTAGAAGCATTCTGTGACTTAAATAGAGATCCAGTAAATGGTTGCTGTCCAACAAACGAATCACTAATTAAATCATTTTCACCAACTCTAGAAATATAAACTTCATACTTAGCAGAGTTGGATAATAAAACCATAGCATATTCTGTATCTGGTTCTAGATAAACAGGTGATTTAAATTCAAATGTAGTAGCAAAAGAACCATCACTAGAAACATTAACTTCTGAAGGATCTAAAATTATAGTAGTTCCAGGAACTATTGTTTTAGTTGGAATACCATTACTTACTGTTCTAATAGAGAAATTAACTGGTATATCCATATCATCTACAGTTCTAAAGTAGATGTCAGCCTTTGTTACAAATACACCTGTTGAATCATCAACATTAAATGTTTGTGCAAGAGGGTCACCACCAACTCTCCAAGACCTGACAGTTTCCCAATTTCCTTGATCTGTCCATGCTGTATTTGTTCCTGATACAACTTCTACATTATCCCTATTTTCACTGAGTTCTTGCAATTCTACACTAGCATTTCTAGTAGAAATAATAGTCTCTTGAACTACTTGATGATGTCCTTCTGCAGTATATTCTTCTTCTCCTCTAGTAGAAGCTTTCAAACCATTATCTTCATCACTAGTAAGTCTAAACAACTTATTACCAGTTTCAAATCTAGGTGCAGAAGGATTTAAATCTGTATCAGGAATAAAGAATGACCCCTGAAGTGTAGATGTAATATCTGAAATAAGTCTTAAATTACTTAATCTTGCTTGAGCACCACTGGTTTGTCCAACCAAAATAATTTGATTTTTAACATAACCACTATATTCAGGTTGATCAAAATTAGCTAAAGAGAATGTATCTACATTAAGTAATGTTGAAGTAGAAGAATATATGGATGAAAGTGGTTGTAAAGTATAAGGATTATCAGGATATGTTTTAGTAGGGACATTATATTCCCCTTCCTTATGATTAATCTGAGCAACTCTAAATGTAATTATATTTGTTGGTCCAGATCCATTACTATTATTTTGAACTGTTCCTTGTACAGTTTCACCCACTTGGAATGTTCCTTCAATCATTCCAATTTCAAGTAATTTTGGTACACAGAATTCAGATACATCTTGAGAATCAAAGAAAGAATATATTCTTGTTAATGGTTTTACTGATTTTGCACTAAACTCAATATTCCTAGATCTCATAAAAGGAACTAAAGATCTACTTATTTCTCTATCACCTAGAGATTCAGTATCAAACTGCTCTCTAATTTCCATTCTTGCACCAGTTCTAGTCTGTTGTATATCTCTTTCTTCCCATTCTCTAACTCTTCTTCTCCTATCTAATAATCTTTGCCTTCCTCTTGCTCTTACCCTAGTAGTAACATTTTCTTCTCTCCTTGCTCTAGTAGTACCTGTCCAGAAGGTTTCCCAAGAATTCCATACAGTTTGACCAAATCCATTTTGTGGATTAAATCCTCTTGTTCTTGATAATTCTGCTACTGTTTCTGCAAAATTACCTTCTCTATTAATAATACGAGCTTCTAATCTAGTTTGATCAACCCATGTATCAGAAGATGGATTCAATTCTAAATTGGCACTCCAATAAGATACAACATATGGTGTTACACTTTCAACTCTAGTTCCAAATACTTGCTTTTGCCATTCAATGTCAGAATAATCTAGAGTAACGATACCATCATTTTTTCTAATATTTAAACCTTCGGGAGTTTCAAAATTCTTATCCTGAGATGTAATAGCACCTTCTACAGGACCAGTTATAAGGTCTATAGATGTTGTATAGTGTGATGGTCTCAATTCACCCTTCTGAGTATCAATACTATTTTTAACTCCTTGACTGAGTTCTTGAGTAAGGAAAGTAGAAAAATTATCGACAAAGAAACCAGACTTAAATCTATTCAATCCGTCTGCATCTGTAATAAACATATTGGCAGTACTAGTTTCCAATAAAGATAATGCAGTGTAATATTCCAAATTCTGAATTCTAGTTTCAAGGTTATGGATATCTTTCATTTGATATCTCTTATATTCCAAGAATCTTACAGAAGCATCAGAAACATTATACAAATATGGAGGAAGTTGGATTGATGCAATTTCTATAGAATCATCTACAGGAAGTGGGGAAACAGGTTTATCTGCAGGAGTTCCAGATACGAATTGAAATACTCCTTCCTTACTAACAAAAATCCTATCTATTCTTCCTTGATAATATGAATAAGTGGTTAAAATAGATCCATCTGATTGGAGCATAGCACCAGCAGAATTACCAGCACCATTAAATGTTCTCCCATCAAATTCAAGAGGAGATCGAGTATTTTCTGCAACTGTATAAGTTGAAACTCTAGGTCGTATATCGATAATATCAGTATTTCTAATTCCATTAACAGTTTGAATTTCATCAGTATAGTCAAAGTTTCTATATGATTCTACTGTAGTTACATCACCAGTATCAGTAGAATCATAATATGCACTCATAAAGTAAATTTTTAATTTATGAGTTGGTTCATCAGAATTTGCATTTCTTTCAAGGAATCCATAATTATAGAAACTTCCTTCTTGACCACTATTAAATGTAAATCCACTAGAAATATTAAAACTGTTAGAATTTAAAGTAGTAACTTGACCTTGTATTAAAGATTCTTTTGCTACTACAGTTTCTCCTTCTATTAAAACTTTTTCATTTTCATAAATGAAACTAATCTGACTTGCTGTTACTTTTTCAGCAACAATAGCAATTGCCCCACTAGTTTGTCCTACTATTTGCTCACCAATTATAAATTCTTCTGTTGTTGTAGATGCACTTGTAATAGAAGATAAAACAGCAGTTGGTGCAGAAGCATCACCAATAGTGGATGATTCAAAGACACCATGAATTTTAATAATATCAGGAGTATTCAAAGATATAACTTCATCTTGAACTCTGGTTCCCCAAGGATAATTCCCATATTCTAACCCATCATTTAAGGTAGTAGAACCAATACCAGAAGTATTAATACCAGAACCACCTATAGTTGACTTATTAACTACAATAGAATTAACTCTATTTCTAATTTTTTCCTTTGAAGTAGGTTTAACTTTAGATATAGATGTAAGTAAAGTTGCATTGACATCATCAGAACCTAATCCATAAATTTGTAATTCTGTTCCTCCAGTAAATATAAATTGATTAGTACTTAAGGGTTCTGTAGTACCATCAGATCTGATAAGAATATATCTCTCCTCATCATATGGTAAAAATGTTTCATTATCTCCTGTAGTAGGAATAGTACTTGTTTTTAATTGACCATTCTCAATATCAACAGTATATTTCTTTCTTATGGTTATATTACCCTTAGTATTATCAACTGTTGCAATATTTGGTTTAGGAAGTTCAGTATAAAGTGTATCATCCGAAGATGCCTCTAATTCACTTGTTAAAATTTGCAAATCAGTGACTTGTAAAGATGTAGTTGGTAATTGACCATTAACTACTCCATTTACATCTGCAACTGCTTTTATTGTAACAGTATTAGTTCCAACTGCAGTAACTTGACCATAAGTTGGATAATCTGATTGAGCAGTATTACTAAACTTAACTAAATTATCTACTCCTACAAGAGTACCAGGGAATAGTTCATTTGTACTTGTAATAGTACTTAAACCACTTGAAGCAGCAGTAATACTACCAATACCAATAAAAGATCCAACTGACTGTATTACATCAGCAGCAAATGTATTTCCACCACCGACTTTACCAAATACAGATTTTACATCATTAATACTTTTAACATCAATTGCAGTAATTATTCTTGATACAGAAGTTCCATCTTGGTTTTTACCTGGGAAAAGAAGTGGTTCTTCATTAATAAAATCACCAGTAACTTCATAAAGGGTTAATAAATTTGTAGCAGAAGCAGCAGTTCTAAGGAAACCAGTTGCACCACTATTTGTACCTTTAATATATGTTGGTGTTGATAAAGTAATATCCTCATTCAATGTTAAATTAACATAGGTTTCAACATCATATAAAGAAATATCCCACTGATTTAAATTAGCATTTGTAGTATCATAAGAACCAGATTCTAAATTATAATCATATACTCTTGCTACTCCAATTTCTGTTCCCTGTGCTGTTGTTTGGTTTGCAGCAGTTCTTTGACTCTGTAAACTTAGAACATAAGTATTACCCACTCCAACTATAGGAGCACCAAAATTCCTATTTAATTTAAGAGTGGCACCAGTATTATAAAGTATACCTTCATCTTCAATTATTTTTGTAGTTCTTGGCTTATTAGTATCGAGTAAAGTAGGTTCAGTTGTTCCGACTTTATATCCTTTAATATATGCTTTACCACCAGAAATATTGTATATGAATACATCATCAGATGGTGTTCTTCCTGAAGGAGTAACTTGTCCTTCTTGGAGCATTCCATTATTATCAATATTATTGTTTAAGGAATTTCTTAAAGTAGTAATAAATGGTTTTACATAATAATCCCCAGATTCTTCATAAGTTCTTTTAGCTAATGTATCTTCTAAATCTTGATAAAATACACCACCATTCGGTCCTACACCAAATCCTTCTCTAGGTGTAGATTTAAGAATACCTTCATTAATAACACCCAATTCAACATAATTAGTATCATTATTATCATCTACATTCTTCTTAAAAAGACTCAACGATATTTTTAATCTATCAGCACCAGGTGCACTATAATTATTATATCCCTGTGAATTATCATTTAAATTTTCATCCAAATCAGATGTAATTATTTCCTCATTAACAAAAAATCCAACTCTATAATTAGGATTATTTGAATATTGGTCTAATATAAGTGTTTCTGCTTGACACTGAACAAATTGACCTCTAATAAAATATACACCTTCCTGAATAGAGAAAGATGATCCTGTTATCGCAGCACCAGCAGAAATAGTACTACCAAATGGACTACCTGCAGTTATAGCAGTATTTCCTAATAAACCAGAAGTAATAGTTGTATCTGAAGTTAACTCTTCACCATCAGCAAAGGTAACAGTAGAATTATTTGCAGTACTTGAAGAAATATAATTTATATAAAGAGTTAAATTACCATTTTCAGAATCTTGATCCAATAATACCTTATTAACAACAGCAGTTATTCCAGAAGATTGACCAGTAATCTTAGTTCCAACTAATTGATCTACATAAGCAGCTAAAGGAACTCCTTGAAAAGTATTGTTTAATTGTATACCACGATAATTATTATTAAATGTAGTATTTCCAGGTATTACCTTTGCACCATCTTTGAAAAAATGTCTACCAAATTTTTCAATTTGATTCTGCAGTATAGACTGAAGAGTTGTTAACTCTCTTGCCTGTACAGGAAATCCAGGTTTAAATAACACCCGATAAAAATCATCAGCAGGGTTATAATCGTCAAAATATGGCGATACATCTAGATTGGTTTGCTGTGGCATGATTACTTAGAA